GACTTGATTTGGGCGGGCTTGAGGGTCGTACACCGCTTGTCCTTTTGGATTTCACTCACGAGCGTCTGGACCACCTTGTCCACGTGAGACCCACCCTTGGTCGTCGCAATACCGTTGACCCACGAGCACTGCTGGAACCCCCCGCTCGTGGAGTGTCCTATGACCACATTCATATAGGCACCTTCCGTCCTCTTCAGAGTCGTCGACCCGTAGGCAACAAGGCCATGCATCTTGGCATACTCCTCAAGGCTTGGGACCTCAAGCAATTTTGAATTGAAATAGACCTTGGCTTTCGGGCACCACAGAGCCGCGTCCCACGCACGCTTCTCAGCCACCTTGAGAAAGTCGCCCAGACCACCGAACCGCTTCAAGTCTGGAGTGAACCCGACGCGGACATAGACCCCGTCAGACGTAGACTCGAGGATGGGCGGGTCGCACTTACTCATGTTGTTGTGCCACATCTGGCGGTACGTCTTCTTTCCATCGCTAATTACGATCCAAAATTTAGTCGAAAATACGTTCGCAAGTTTCGCGCCGTACCCGTTTCGCCCACCCGTGACTCTCTGCTCATCATCGTTATAGTTGGAACTGGTCAACAAGTGACCAAAGATGAGTTCGGGGATCCAGAGGGGTGCACCCTTCGCGTCCTTTTCAGTCTCGTGTTTCTTGATTGGAATAGCAACTCCCCAATTTTCGATCGAAATTGTGTCTTCAGAAACATTCACATGAATCTGGGAAAGCTTCTTCTGGTGCAAAGAGTACTGGTCTATGGCATTGACAAGAACTTCGTCAAAGATCTTCACCAACCCAGGAGATACCACACATACAGAAGGTTCAAAATGTTCGGCAACGCGGGTCCACTGAGAAGAGGACTCGGGTTGTAGGGATCCCACGTAAGTGTCTGGGCGCTTAAGGATGTGTTCCACATGGGACAGACGCTCATATTGCATTGTTTAAATTACGCGTCGTGTCTTTAGTTGGAGTGGAGCTTTGCATTTGCAACCGTGTTTGCAACTGCGTGAGTAGTTTTGTACAGGTGATCGTAGAACCCACCCGCTTGAAGCACGAGATGAGCCAACGTGAAAATTAGCGCGCTCGTTCCAATTGCAGGTCCAATCGGGTCCCCGTGGTTCTTGGCAACTATGACTTCGCCGGCAGTCACGATGGCGACGAAAATGAGAGTCTCGATACCAAGAGCCGTCGCCGACCCGAAGCTCTTTAATATACCTGAACCATAGTCTGGACTAGCTCGCGATATCAGGGCTAGAACGATCGCAATAAAAGCAAGAGCTCCGCCTGCAATCAATACGGGTTTTGTAAACTTGGACTTTTCCTTCTGAATCTTGTCAGTTGGCTTTTCAGATCCAAATATGGTAAAGTACCCGGCGAGCTCGCGGCACACGTGGTACAGGAAGAAGAGCATAAAGGCAAAAATAAGGTGGTTCAGAAACAGATCGGTACGACCACGAGTCGCGGTGAGCCACACGGCGGCAAGCGCTCCGGAACCAGCTGTCGCAAGGGCATCCTGCATAAACTTGGTGGGGTTCTGAGCCACGTACGAAACGTTTCCATTCATAGTTGCAAGAGCGATAAGAACCGCGATAAGACCTCCTTTTCCAAGGATCGCCAAACCTTCGAATCCTTTGGTTGCCCACTTTGGGGGAACTCGGGGCCCTGCACCAGACGCAGCCGTGTGTTTTTCAATTGAAATTCCTATAATCAATAGGATACAGGATAGCAGTGTTCCGCCGACTGTTATGGCAGTATTCATACTCTTGGAAACAGGTGCGGGAGCCGTCTCCTGTGGGACTGGACCGGGGGCTGGACCGGGGGTCGGAACCGTCGCTGGGGACTTGGGGCTTGGTGAAAGAGCCGCCATTCTACTTTTTCACAAGAAAATAAGCAGTACCGGCCGCCAGTATAGTCCATAGAACGAGGTGATCAAGCTTATTCATAGCCTGAATCTGTTCGGGTGGTAAGCGGTTAAACTCCTCCTTGTAGCCTGGAGGCTTGAACGGAAGCCAAATGTACCGACCAAAAGGGACGAGCGTTGGCTTAAGTTTGTCTTGACACTTGTACGAGTAGTCGTACCAGGCGAGGGCTATGTACGGAGCCCATATGAGAAAGGCCAGGACCCAGAGATTCTTGTGTGGTAAGTACCAGTATCCACCGGCAAGAATCGCTGTAAAGATGATACACTTGATGTTCAGTGCAAACGGGTGTCCGGGAAAGAGACCACCGGCCATTCTTATCAAGTTCGCAGAACTTATTTACGGACCAACATAAAAACTAAAGCAATCACCAAAAGAATGATAATAAGAATTTTAAAATCAAATTGAGGGCTTGGGTCCTTGGCCTTAATCGTCGTCCAGTGTTTCATGGCTTGTTCAGGACTGAAGATGGGTTTTCCAAGACGAGCATTCACGAGGTTATGAATGTGAACAGACCAACGGAACAGTACCAGTGGGTCATCTGACTCTGGAAAGGGGTTCTCTTTCAAAAGCTCTACAAAGTGACCGGCACACATGGGACACGGGATGACACTCGCAAATTCTTGAACAAAATTGGACGTGATAGTTCCGGTCAGACACAAAAGATGGAGGGTCCCCCAAAGGTTTGGGCCCCATATTTCAGGTGGCACACCCATACTTCTATTTTTAGTTTAGAAAAATCTACTGGGGGGAAGAATCCGCGGATTCTTCCCGGGGCTCGGCGGGGGTCTTGGGGCACTCACACGTTTCACATGTGCAAGGGTCGCACGCACACTCGCACGTCTTCTTGGAGGCGTTCAGAGCCTCCTCGAGGAGGGCCGTGGCACGTGGAACAGGCACGTCGTCGTCCTCAGCCTCGTCCACCTTGACCCACTTCGTCGGCTCTCCACCCATCACGTGAACAAACTGAGAGGCAATGACCGCCTTGTCCTGAGACGTGATGGTTCCGTCCTCACCAAACACAAACTCCTCGGGCTCGCCACCCTCGTGAAGCAGGTCCGCGCGGTGGTTGACGTAGTTACCCGTCTCCGTGTTCTTTATGTAAGAGCCCTCGAGCGTGTACACGTTAGGGGTTGTACCAAGCTGAACGCGACCGAAGATTCCAGAAGTCCAGAAGAGACCTGTCGCGGGGTCCTGAAGAGTGAAAGGCATTTTAGTATTAGGTGAGGTTTTTGTTATTCGCATATTTCCACACATATCCTGCAGAGGACTTGGTACGCCCTTTGAGACAAAAGCATATTCCAGATCTTTGACATCCAAGTTCACTAGCAGCGTCGGCAAGGGAACCGAATTCTTTTATAAAATTACCATCCTTGTCGAACTGGTGAATAGGTACGGCCTTTTTAGAGTCTTTTCCTTTTGGCATTGACCAACCTGTTCGAGCCTCGGACATCTTCTGACGTGTTTCTTCAGACTTTTGAACCCCTTTCATCGTTTCACTCGTTTTTTTGCGAGTCTCTTCGGAGATGATTCGACCTTTGAGAGCATCACTCAACTTTTGTCGAGTTTCCTCACTCATTTCCTTTCCAAAATTTGGATTGTTTTCACCTGACATGAGCTCTCTAAACCGAATCTTACGTTCCTCGGTCCACTGAACTCCCGTGTGTCCCAGCCCTCCTGGGGCCGTGTTATACGCCGGTTTCAAAAGAGAAATATAGTAAGGTTCCCTTTCATTCATCCAAGTCTTAGCCTCTTGTTTCGTCTCGAACTCTTTCGTCTCTATGTCTTCGATGGTGAACATCTCAACCCCATAACTCTTCATGGACCTATAAAGACGAGTATCCACGTCGCCCCTTTTTGCTTCGCACTTGTGACTCGTGAAACGCTGACTGAGAGTCTTGTAGGTTTGGCCTATATAAAAGTTCCCGTTCTCGAGGTTGTCTATCCTGTAAATTCTTCCTGTGTATACCATTTAATAGGAGACAACATTTGTTTTTAAGCCTCGCGAAAAGTCCAACCTCCTCTTAACCGAAGAACCAAATGGATCGTCGACTCCTTGGATATATTATAGTCCGCCATAGTCCTGTCATCCTCCAACTGTTTGCCCGCGAAAATCAAACGTTGTTGATCCGGAGGGATGCCTTCTTTGTCTTGGACTTTCGCCTTGACATTGGCGATAGTGTCACTCGCCTCCACCTCAAGAGTGATAGTCTTGCCCGTGAGTGTTTTGACGAAGATCTGCATTCTTTCTTATTAAACAGCGCGACGTTTTTTTAAGTAGGCGAAGTGTAGAAAACGTGTCCTGTCCTACCCAAGCCCTCCGACGACCCTAGTCATTCACGCAAACCATGGACTCTGCCAAGTTCGAAGCCTCTATGGCCCGCTTCAAGGCGCACATGCTCGAGCTCCGCGCCAAGAGACACAAGGTCCAGCCGTACACAGAAAAGCTCAAGCCCCGTGAAGCTATGCACACGGAACAGAAAAAGGGGGCACCAGCTCCAGCGGCTTGTCGGTGTCACGCCAAGACGCTCGAGGGGAAACAGTGTGGGTTCAAGGCGACCCACGGGGACTTTTGCAAGAAGCACTCAATAAAAACCTCGGAATAGTGTAATATGGAGTTTAACTGGAACTACCTCTGGGCCGCACTGGCTGTCAACTTCCTCCTCGTCTATCTCGTCCCGCGTCTGATAAAGAAACCCACGGGCGTCCAGGTCATCGATGACGTGGTCCTGTTTTTGAATTCTCAAAAGGGGTTTTTGCTCGCGTCATCTATAGTGGTCGGTCTGGTCGTGTACCTGGCCCACTATTGGGTCGATTCACAGGCGAAGGGCGGTGAGTCTCCGAGCTCACCCGTCCGCCCTGAAAAGTTTTAAAATCTTGGTTCCTACTAAGAAATGGCCACGACGAATGCGGCAATTGCCCAGGCAAATAACGCGATGAAGCAACTGAACACCGCGGCTATGGCCCAGAAACAGGCCGAGGCGGGGAACAACGTGTCTCAGAACCTCACCAAGATGAATGCCAACTTGAACAAGTCTGCGCAGGGACTCCAGAATGCGGCCAACAAGATGTACAAGATTAACCTGAAGAACGTTGGGAACAAGTTTATGGAGGCGTCCAAGGCGGCACAGGCGGCTGCGACGGCCAAGGCGGCTCAGAACGCGACACAGGCTATGAATCTCCTGTCCAAGGCTATGGTCAAGAATCTGAACCTTGTGAATCAGAACAAGCCCCCAGCAAACGCGGCAGGTGTTGTGTAACTTCTGTCATAAGAGCCCGCGTGTGCGCGTGATCCCAGAACGTGACGCGCTTTTCGAAACAGTCTCGGAGGGCTGCGACCAGGTGGTCCTGTGAAGGGTGCCCCCACGCCAAGTCCTTTGTAAATAGGAAATCATCGAAGCCGATAGGTCCTTTAGTGCACGGAACGACCCAGGGTGTCTGGACGTACTCTTTGAGTCCCCCGTAATCAGTTATTATGACGGGTTTGGACCGCAAAGCAGCCTCAACGGCCCCCATTCCGACCCCCTCGGAGTGTGAGCAATTGACGTAACAGTGACA